GAATATCTACTGTTGTTAAATCCTTTAAAAAGGTGCGAAGTTTTACCTTACTAGCCTTTTTAAACTCTGCAAGTGTCTCTGCAGGCTTACGTAGCGTTTTTTCTGCAGAATCTGCACTAAAATTCAATAAACTTGCACCCTTAACACTTAGCCCGCTATCGTCTAATGATTTGTATTGTGCTAGTTTGCGTGTTTTTGTGTTGTAAATCCAGCATTCTTTTGCACCAATAAGCTGTGTTGGGTTTACACTAACAATACCTAAAGATTTATCATCTTTCTTATATTTCAATTTTGCAACAAGTTTATCTGTGGATATAGGTTTCTTTTTACGCGGAGCACGCTCAACCTTTGCAACTTCTTGCATCATTACACATGCCTTAAGAAGATTGCGATGAAAAATATCAAACTTTTTCAACTCCATCTTATTAAAGTTGCAATATCCTTCGGCAAGCGTTTTATCTTCGCCGCTTGCTGCTGATGCAATTTCTGCGGCACGCCGTTCAAAAATATTCTGAACATGCCGCATATGAGGGGCCTTCAATTCAAAAGACTTAAATAGATTTACAAATTCTTCAACAGTTTTAGGAGACTGCTTCTTATCGCACATAAACTCGTCTATCCACCCCTCCACTTCGCCCGCTGCCTCCCGTGCCTTCTCTTTGAGGCGATCCTGGATTGATATAACTTGTTTAACAGATGAGCTATCTGTGTCAGTGCCATCCTTTTTGGCGATAGCTGACGATTTTTCCGCTGACGCTTGCTTAATTTCTTCTTCATTTATAACCTTCTCCAATGTCGGCATAAGGCTACAGAAAAAATCATCGGGTATATCGCAGCCATGGTTAAGTAAGTACATATACTTACCAACTGTTACGAATCTATTTTCGTGCATGTCTTTAATACGATCAAGAAACGGATGCTTAGGGTCCAAATTCTTAAGGTACTTTACAACTTCTCGTTTTAATTCAATTGCAGATAACTCGTAGTGAGCATATTGCATTGCTCCATAAAAGTTTCTTCTAAAGTGCTTATTTGTCTTCACTGTAAGTTCGAAGTCTGGTTTAGGCCAACTGACATACACCGCTGACAATTTCTTTTCTGCCATTTTATTATCCTTTTGATGTCTTAGACTATTTTAGCCTCGACTAAAATAGAATAGCAACTAATTCTGATCTGTTACCAGCGGATATTTATAAAATGTAAAAATTTTAATGTAGATATAACAGTAAAACGTAAAATATTAGTCTTCGTTATCACCATCTAACTCGTCGATCGTATATTGACGAGAGGCACCACCACCAATTTTATATAGTATGACACCAACATAATCATCGCCGAATTCGGGATTCCACCCTAATAATGATAATTTACGCTCGGCTTCTTCCGATGTAAATGTTGGCCCATTATTATACCAGCAATATGCAAGAGTAAACAATAAATCTTCATAATTATCGTCTCCGTTATTGCCTCCATTGCTATTGCCTATAACAAACTCCATAACAGGCTTCTTATGCTTTTCTTTGCGATTAAACTTTTTTGGTGTGTGGGGGCCTGCTGCCCCGCTTTTAGAGATGGCATCCATTGTTTTCTTATTTGGGTCAATAGGTTTTGAAGCTGGTACAACCAACTTTTTGTATTGTTTTGCTTCAAATAATTCAACAAGTCTCATATGTATATTTATGCAAAAAAGGGGCAAACAGTAGCGAATTGTTTGCCCCTCGACGCCTGCATTTTACAGCAGTAGCCACAACGGTCCTAAAGGTAGTTGTTAAAGTTATTTACCATTTATGAGATTCTTAGACGTGTATTTGCTATTTCGGATTCGCGTAATACGGTAAGCCTACCATTTTTATCGAAACCAATAAAGGCTTTCATATCTTTGGGAAAACAATTACCGCCGTAGCCAAATAACCCGTCGTGGCCCGGTACTAGCAAATGACTTGACCCAAATCTTGAATCAAACGATAAGATATCTGTAAAATGTTTCCATATATCTACATGCGGGGCCTTGCCGTATGTATCAA